CGATCGGGGTCATCGCTTTTGGGTCCCGCGAGGGACTTGAGAAGCTTGCCTCGTTCAGTGCCTTGCGTCTCGGGCGCTTTCGCGCTCAAGTAGTACGTCTTGACTTCCATGACTTGGAGCTCCCGGTTCAACCGGAATTCTCCTTCGTCATCATAGCCACAGAGGTACAATCCACCGACGGCGAGATGATATGGCAGAATGTGGGAATCTTTCCCCACATCCCTCCAATTACTCTCCGCCAAACCCTGGTGAGGATAGAGAACAGGAATGCCCGGAAGGTCACTCCTGATCAGTGACGCCACTAAGTTCGTGGTGTCATTTTCTCCATTTCTCAACCAGAATTGGTTGTGGAACGCAACCAGAGACACAAGAGTGTCTACTGGGAGGTGTCCGTCTGCGATCGGTCGACGCACGTAAATTGGCGTGACGTCGATACCCTTGTACCAGTCCTTGCCACAGGATTCTCTGAAGAACCCTGTGCTGAATGACTTCAAGCGGTTGACCTTTAGGCCAAACTGCTCAAGGAGATCACAGACGGATTGGAAGTACGGAGTCGGCAGAATTATGTCGTCTCCGTACACCCTGACGCGAGCAGAGTGGAAATGCTTTAACGCATTCCTCTTACTCACGTCACCGTCCTGAACACACATCCCCATGATGACAATGGCCATGAAGACCATCGTTTCAACGGGGAATGTCAGGGCGGAACCCATTGAGGCGAACTTCCTAAGGTGGAAGTTCGTCCCATCCGGTGTAGTCACCTCACGACTCCTCGTGGCCTCCAAAAAGGTCACGAAAGAGGGGTTCCAGGAGAACATCTGAGCGACAAGATCATTACTGATCCTGTCGGATGCCTCGGAGAGATCGATCGTCGCAAGACGACCGTCTCGACTACCTTCCATGGCCAAGCGCTGATTAGGCTCTTGGTTACGGATGTCTACAGCCCAGATGCGCGTAAGCTCATCATAAAGGGCAGACATCAGCGACTGCTGAAGGTACTGGTTGTGGGATGGCTCAATGCTGATCAGCCTTGGCTTGGTAGCAGTCTTTGGGACTGCGACAAGCCGGGCAGGCACTTCCTTCACCATCGGGTAATGGAAGCGGAGATCGTGCCAAGTTGCACGAAATCTCTCGGCACCGAACGCTGCCTCAATGTGAGGAGAGATAGTGGGAAAGTCCCACCGCTCATTCACATCAAGGCGGTCGGCTACGGCCCCAGGCCCGTTTTGGTAAACGGTGTCCCAGGAAGCCATAGCACGACCCACTGGTTTACCAAATAACCAGTGAGCTACATCGGACAAGGTGAGAGCAGAACGGAATTTCCGCGGAATGCGGATATCCGTCTCGTAGAACGCTGCAATAGCGCTCTCCACATACTTGGGTTTGCAGACAGTGAAAACCTTCTTGAAGGCAACACTAATCTGACGAATCCAGTAGATGGCTCTCACAGATGGGTCTTGGAGAAGTCGACCAGAAGCATCGAAGACTTGCAGCCAGAGATCCTGAAGGAACTCTGGCACTTCGGTGCCTCTCTTCTTGTTCCACCCCTCGATAGAGGGGAGAACAGAGCTAGCTAAGCCGGCTAATAAGC